TTGCGTGCGTTCGACCAACACTTCTAACTTCGATTGAGGTAACTAATTATGGCTTCCCTCTTTGAAGTAACTGCTGGCAGTGCCATTGGCTACGTCAGCGGCACTGGTGGTGCGGTTACCCAAGCCACCAGCAAGTCCACTGGTGTCACCCTCAACAAAGTTTGTGGGGCGATCACCATGCACAACGCATCACTCGCTGATGCCACCAACGTTAGCTTCACCGTCACCAACAGCACTGTTGCTGCTAATGACGTTGTGATCGTTAACCACTCATCGGCGGGCACTGCCGGTGCCTATACCACCGAAGCCAACGCTATTGCAGCGGGATCCTTTGCGATCACGGTGCGTAACGTGTCTGGTGGTTCGCTTAGCCAAGCCATTGTGCTTAGCTTTGCTGTGATCAAGGCTGCTAACGCCTGATGGGGCTGTTCGCTTTCCGGCGACTGCGTGATCGTGAGGTTGCTTCTACGGAAGCAGCCTCTCTTTCTATTGCAGAGCCTGCGCCTACACTAGAACCAAAGGAGCCACCCAACGATGGCAGTAGTAATCGTCGCAACCGTCGGGTCGGCAAGCGCCAACTCTTATCTGACTCTGGCGGACGCCCAGACGATCATTGATGGTCTTGTAGAGGATGCTGATGTAACCGCATGGGCATCAGCTACCACTGATCAAAAAAATCGTGCCCTTTATACCGCAACACAACGGTTAGATCGTGAGCGATATTTAGGAGCCCGTGCTACTGATACGCAGGCGCTGCAATGGCCGCGTACTGGTGTGCGCAAGCCAGACACCTATATCAACACCTACACAGTCGGCTTCCCGTTTCGGATCTCTACGGATTATTTTACCGACACTGAAATCCCGGATCAGATCAAAAGGGCGCAGGTTGTATTGGCGGTCTACCTGAATAACAACCCAGATGGCATTGGCTTAAGCGGCTTGGAAGATTATAAGAACGTCAAAATTGGCAGCATTGACGTGACGCCGAATTTAGGCTATGGAGCGGTGGGCGCTGACAAAGTGCCGCCAATTATGGAGCGGTATTTGACGGGGCTTAGAATTAGTGGACCAGGCAACTTTTCGATTCGCCGGAGCTGATCATGGGTTACCCGTATCCCAGTGCTGAGTTTATTGATGACACGGCAGCTCATGCCGGGCGCTTTGGCAAGATTGTGGCGCTTGAGGATTCGATGATTGCTAGCCTGACCGCTATGGACTGGACCGGCAACACGTTGAGCGCCATTCCCTTTAAGGCAAGCACTGAAATTGAAGGCGTCTTTACCAGCATCACTCTGACCAGTGGCACTGTTGTTGCATACAGGCTTTGATCATGAGTGACACCAACCTTTATGGCATTGATTACTCGGTAGGCGCTACGTTTATTGGCGATACTACAACCCGCACAGGTCGCTGGGGAGCGATTCATTTCACGACAAACTCTCAAATTGACGCTATCACAACACAGAACTGGGATGGTTCTAGTTTGTCTAGTCAGTCAATGAGTGCCGCCACGACCATATACGGCGTATTCACCAGCATCAAGCTGCAAAACGGCCACTGCGTTGCATATAAACTCTGATGGCATTGGCTGTACCGCTACGCAAGGTTGCCAGCAAGTTGATGGCAAAGTTTGGTGGTGAGGTAACGATTCGTGTGGTGACTCTAGGGGCTTACAACACAACCACTGGCGCCATCACAGAAACCACTGCTGACACTGCAGTGCGTGGCGTGCTTGAGGATGTGAACGCTCGTGAGGTGAACGAGCTGATCCAAGCAAGCGACAAGAAACTGACGGTAGCTGCAGCAGACCTAGCAGCAGCACCTAGCACGGCTGACCGTGTAGTGATCAGCAGCGTGAGCCATCAGATTATTAGGGTCACTACGATTGAACAGGACAACACGGCTATTACGCACGAGCTAATCCTGAGGGCATAGTGGCACGACGCATCAACCTATCGCAGATTGGCAGTTACTCCCAAGAGAAGTATGAGCAGTTGCTGCGGGTGGTTGTGTTTGAAACAGACAGCAGGCTAAAGCAAGAAAGCCCTGTTGATACCGGACGCTTTCGCGCTAGCTGGGCGATTAGTGAGCAAGGAACTCCGGGATACGATGCAGGACCTCAAGCCAGTGATGCTGCAATCAGACCGCCACGCAAACTTGATTATCAAGTAGAGCGTGCTGGTGGGGTTTATCACATCCATAACAATCTGCCGTATGCAGAAAAACTGGCAGGTGGTAGCAGCACGCAAGCCCCCGCAGGGTGGACGGAACGAATCGCCCGTGAAATGACTGCTTATGCTCAGCAACAAGCCAAGCGCATAGGGAGACAAGACTGATGGCAGCCGTCAACCTCAACACCATCCGCTCAACCATCGAGGGCAGGCTTGCCACTGAGCTGGCATTATCCCCAGTGATCCCGGTTGTGTTTCACAACCAACCCTCAACCCCAACGCCTAACAGCTCCTTCGTCCAATGCCTTGTCAGCTTTGGCAACAATAACTTCCTGACGATGGGCGGCACCACTGGCAGCAGTAACAGCGTCATCGGTGTCATCGTGATGAATGTCTTTACGCCAAAGGGTGTTGGACCTGGAGCAAATCTGACAATAGGTAAGCGAATCCGTGACCTTTACAATAGGCAAGTAGTCAGTGGCGTTCATTTTGATCCGCCTACTGGACCCGAGGTGGTGGCATCGCCAGCTCCAGAGGGTTACTTCCAAACACAGGTCAGATTGACCTTTGAAACCTTCGAGGATCTCTAACCATGGCCTTCTACCGGGGACAGCAAGGCAGCGTCAAGTTTGACGATGCTGGCTCTTCTGCCGCAGCTATTACCAGCACCCGCTCTTGGTCTTTGACCGTTGAAAAGGAATCGCTGGACACCACCGCCCTTGGTGCTACCTATCGGGCAAATGTTGGCGGACTGATTAGCGGCTCTGGCACCTGCGAAGTGCTCTATACCGCCAGCAGCGCAGACGAAACTAATGTGTTCATCGAACACGCCAATACCGCCACCGATCAGGGTGGGGCTCTGTTTGAGCTTTACCTAGACACCAGCGGCACCAAAAAAATCAGCTTCACTGGTGTCATCACCTCGGCTGAATACTCTGCCACTGTCGGTGAGATCGAAGTCATTACCGTGAACTTCGTGACCAACGGCGCCATCACTCTGGACATCTGATCATGGCTTTTTATCGCGGCCAACAAGGCACCGTCTTTTTTGACAAAGCTGGTAGCGGCGGTCTTTCCGAGATTGCTGCTGTGCGCTCTTGGTCTATGACCGTTGAAAAGGAGTCATACGACGTGACCTCCCAAGGCGCCACTTACCGCGCCAACGTTGGTGGTCTGATCAGCGGGTCGGGCACCATCGAGGTCATGTACGACGCCCCCGGCGCTGGCGACAAACTTGATCTGATCAAGGATGTGAACCAAGCCACGGACGAAGCCGATGCAGCCGTTGAGCTGTATTTGGACGAAACCGGCGGTAAAAAGATCACGGGCACCATCGTGGTGACGAGCACCGAATACAGTGCTACGGTTGGCGAGATCGAGATTGTTACCCTCAATTTCGTTTCTAGCGGAACCCTGACTCTGAGCATCTAATGCCCGCCGCAAATCAGCGCCCTGTTGATCTTCTCACCGGGGCGTTTGACCTGAACCAGCGTCGTCGCTTTGACATCAAAGGAGCCGATGGCGCTGTTGTTTTGTCGCTGTATTTCAAACCGATCACCCGTGCTGACCGTAAGCGGGCAACAACTCTGGCTGGCAGCGAGGAGGCTCTGGAGATCAGCACCCAGATGCTGTGCCAGATGGCTGAACTTGAGGATGGCACCAAGGCCTTTGCTGCTGCCGACGCCGCCAAGCTGCAGCGCGAACTGCCTGAATCGGTGCTGAACGAGCTGGAACTGTTCCTGTTTGGCCTGGGTGCTCCGCCGCTGCTGGACGAAGCAAAAAAAGACTAGAGGAAGACTCTTGGCTGTTCTTTGAGTTCTTCCTAGCGACGGAACTAGGTAAAACCGTCAGCGAATTACGCGCTCAGTTGACGGAAGCCGAATTCGTAATGTTTGCTGCCTACCACGAGGTCAAGGCGAAGCGCGAAAAAGACGAGATGGATAAGGCCAACGCCAGAGCACGGCGATAGACTGCAAAGACAGGGTTAGTGCGTTGCTGTGGCCGTAGCTGTCGTTGACGTACAGGTAAATAGTCGTGGCGCGGTTGATCAGCTCCGCAATATCAACAATGCTTCAAAACAGGCACAGGCTGGCATTGGTGGTTTAACCGCCAGCATTGGAAAATTAGCGGCTGGCTTTTCGGCAATTCAAGCGGCCAAATTTGTTTTTGCCAAAACGGCGGAAATTGAAAGTCAAGCCAAGTCCCTTGAGGTTTTAACTGGTAGCGCCCAAAAATCAAAACAGATTATCAGCGAGCTTCAGCGGCTTGGCGCGGTAACACCGTTTACGAGCACCGAGTTAATTGATGCAGCTAAACGATTACAGGCATTTGGTATTGAGGCCAATGCAGTTGTAGAAACAACTCGCCGCTTGGCTGACGTTTCGGGTGCGACCGGCGCCGAACTACAGGGATTGGTCACTGCCTACGGTCAGGTGCAGGCTAAGGGGCGCTTGCAGGGTGAGGAACTGCTGCAATTCCAAGAGCGTGGCATTGCACTGCAAAAAGAACTGCAGCGCATGTATGGGATGAGTGGTGAGGAATTTAGGAAAGCACTAGAGAAGGGAAGGTTTAGCGCCAAAGCGGTTGAGGAAGCAATTAAGAATTTGACCAGCGCAGGAGGCAAATATGCAAGCGGTGCCATTGCTCAATCAGAAACGCTCCAAGGCAAATTCAGTACCTTGCAGGATGGCGTTGATGCCTTGGCGAGAGAAATCGGCAATACCCTTGCACCAG